CTTGAGCCCGTTGCCCGCGAGCGGGCCAACCCTCTCCAGCGCTGCCGAACAAGTGGGGCAGCTAAAGACGGTTTAGCAGGAAGGGGGGGAGCACCGTACCGGGGAAGCACTCAAAAAACTGTTTCGGCGAGCCTGACACCTTCCCGAACATGGGCCACGGGGGGTCGCCTTATACTCGCTATGGGCTGCGCCCGCTCGTTTGCAGCAGTGGATCACATGGATGGCGGGGAAGCTGGAATGATAGCAGGCGGGAAAGCTGCAGAAGGTTGGCCAAGGCCGAACGCGCGTGAAAGTGATAGCAAAAAGCCGCCCCGGGTTTATCCTGGGCGGCACATTTTGCTACAGGTTGTCGAACTCATGCCGAGCGGCCTTGTACCGCTCAACAACCTGACGATACTCGGCGAACTCGCGTTGCAGGGCCTCCAGTTCGGCCCGCTGCGCCTCCACATTTTTGCTCAACTGGATGAATGAGCCAGCGGCAAGCATGACAGCCTTCGATGCGGCACTTTGCCCGGTGGCCCGCTTGAGTTGTTCGACAAGCTCATCCTCTTGAGGATCTAATCTAAGAGTCAGGATCACGCTTTCCCCCTTACATATTGACGAATGATGGTCTTCACTGCCCCCACGCTTGCCGCTGCGGGAACGTGCAGGGAATCGACCTCAGAAGCGTCCAAGCTGACCAGCACATGGTCATCGCCCTTGAACCAAGAGAACTCCAGTTGCTGCTCTACCCATGCAGCATCAAGAACGCCTGAACGGTAATCAAAATTGATGGTCGGCTTGGACATTTGGTATCACTCCGTTGACGGGCTGGCTTGCCCCACTGAGATAATGATAGCAAAACATCGGTGCCAGGTCCAGCTCGATGAGCTGTTTTGATAGCAAATAGTTGTCAAGGTAGCGCGCCGGCGATGCGTTTTTGATAGCAATCCACAGTCGCGCATAATGCGGTTTATATTCAATGCCCCCTACGGGGCCGCCTGCTGCTTGCGCACCTTAGCAGGCGGGACGCAAGAAACATAAACACTGAACATTATGCGCGGTTGTGGTTCGTTCTAGGGGCTGTATGGGGGGCTGGCCGACTTGATGCCGATAAGTACATATATCGGCAACAACTGCGCCGTGCCGCTGGCCCTTGTCCGCTCAGCCCGCTACCGCGGGCCGAGCGGCCCGGCGCAGTAGTTTGTTTTTAACTGGATACGTTGGTCAGGTTCGCCAACTGGACAACGTTATCGGGAATGACGTTCTGTTGCGGTTGCGGTTCCGGCGGTTGATTGTAGATCCTCGGTGCGCAGTTCACCGTGATGGCCCGGCCAGCCCGGTCAGTCACCACCGAATAGCAATCGCCCAGGTAATCGACCCGGTACCCCAAGTTCACCAGGTCATCGCTGTTAAACGCCAGTTCCTGCTTGCCACGAACGCCGGAGAAGATCACCAAGCCCTCGAACCGCCCCATATAGATTGCACCGCTCGACCCGGTAACGAAAAGCTCAGTCACCCGGTACGGCATCAGAAAAGGTTGAGCAGGCCCCCCAAGAGCGGCGCCATTGCTATCCGAGTGAGAAACAGGCACAGCCACAGAACCAGCAGACGAACCAGCACCTTGCGAAGCAGCCACATCAACAGCTGTCGGAGCTTGCGGGCCGGGCGGATTAAAGAAGTGATACAGGTTGTACCCCAACCAGCAAAGAGATAACGGAAAGACGACAAATAAGACAAGGCGGAGTTTAAGCGAGGAAAATGGCCCTTGGGATTGTCCTGACTTGGTGATATTTCCTGTTTGGGTGGACTTATATAATAAGTGCACAGCCAACGGAACACGCCTTTTAAACGTGACGCTCTTGCTCGTAGGGATACCATTTTCAAGGGGGTTATGTTCATAAATGCGAGGTTTCCGTTTAGAGAAAAAAAAGCTGTCCTTGCTGTTATAGGCGAAAGCCGTCTCACAGCAGGCCCGCACGGGCCGAGGGATAGAGGTAATGTCCGGGGTTGCCATGACAACATCCCAGTTATAATGACGGTGACGCATGAACGACTCTTTAGGAGTCGTTGGATATATTATTTTCCCTTCACCATCAAATACCACCCTCCCCGTGTCATCCGTATCGCATTCATCAAGATTCTCAGGCTTGTATTTAAGCAGCATCTCTTTATATAGCTCTATAAAGTCAGCGGGCAATATAGAGTCGTAATAATCTATGGGCTTAATATCATATTCAGGCTTGCCGGAAAAAACATCCCGGTCATATATATCCTGACACTCATCAATGAACACAAATGCGCCAATTGGCATCCAATGATGCCACACCCGCCAAAGTTTCTGATAAGTGGGGTCTTGCGATGACATGCGAAATAAACGAGCAGAAGCCGGGAATTTCTCTCCCAAGAACTCTTCGATTTTATGCAAGGGATACATGCCTGCGACGTTCGTCACCACCAATCGCCCTTGCCTTAATGCAGGAAGTAACCGAAACCAAATAACAGACGAGCTTTTGTAAGAGCCATTGTGTCCGTGTTCAATGACGATAGCCATTTACCACCCCATAATGCTTAAAACAAATCGAGTTACATAGGCATTAATTATCAGGTTAAGCCCGTTAACAAACCCTATTAATTCCAATGCCCACCTAACTGGTGATGGAAGTTGCGAGATAGACGCCAGCAAATAACCGCTAAGGTTAATATCTGTTGTTATCTGCTTTGCGACCAAATACGCGAACTTAATCATTTCCAATTTTGCAGTTATTACGCACAACGTATAAAACTCAATACCCCATGCAGTAAATCGGTGAAATACCCCCGGCACCTCTTGAGTAATAGTGTAATGCACATCGTTAAGTCTATCACCCACATAGTCGAGGAACGACGGTTCGTCGGCGGCCATCGCCACAGCAGGAATAAACATCAAACACAGAATGAATATATTACGCATCTTTCCTACCCCCTAATAAAATGCCAAAAGCAATAAGCACAGCCAAGAACCAGAGCACTTGCTTTGGTCCCGACGAAAAGAACAATTCAAAGTTTGATTTGCCGCTTAAATCAATGCGGGCTCCATGAATATCCTGATAGTCATTATCATAGGTGCCGGATATCTCAAGTTTACCAGGTGAAAACACCCCCTTGATTTGGTCCATCTGTTTCTGAATGTCGGCCTTTCGTTCGGTGACTTGCTGCTTGATGCCTGCTATGTCTTGCTCACCGAACACGGATGAAAGGCCAGAGCCAGAGCCTGACGAACTGGGCGGCGTGAAGGCACAGAGCGGGCCTTCACAGGGCTTATCTCCATCCCCTTCCCCATCTCCACCGCCTTCCCCATCCCCACCCTGCCCACTTGAAATCTTTTTAAGCTCTTTCAGCATGTCAGATATGTCATAACCTTGGCGCTGAACTTCATCACTAATATTCCAAAGGGTTCCTTTCAGAGAGTTGCTATTCTCACTGATATTAACCAGCTCTTTGCTCATAGAGTTAGTATTCTGATTTATATTTATCAACTCTTGTTGATTAGGGAAACCTCCCATATATGACATGTCTTTACGCACGTCAGAAAGCATTTGCATTAAATCAGCGTGATGGTTATTCCACATTGTAGGGTCTAAAACAGACTTGTCGTTAATGCTCTTTAAATAACCAGCCATTTCATGGTCAACAGTAGTTGCAGCATTTTCACCAAGCGCTGTCGTATTCTGAGCGATGCGAGCTATATCGCTGGTAATAAACTGCATATACCTATCGTTATTCAAGTCTATTTTTGAAATAAGTTTGTTAGAAAATGTATCAATTGCCGATTTAATGGAGTTGGAGCCAGTAACAACGTTTTTTGAAACAGAATTAAAACCAAGGCCAATATCAGTAATAACGTCAGGGCCCACAACCATTCGGCCTACATAGTTCCCACCATCTGAGCCGGTATTCGTATCTGTAGAATTACCAGTCCCCGGGCTTTCTCCATCATAGCCGCATGGGCTGCCACTGGTGACATAGGGGCCTTTACTTGGCGGTGAAGCATTTGGAAACTCAACGCAAACTGAACTCCCAGCGGAGCCCCCACAATAAGCCAAGCACCCCCCAATATCCGAGGCGCTAAAAGGAATGCAAACCATATTAGGAGCAGAGATAAGGTTATTACCAACGCCATAGCCAACGGGACACTGACCAGCATATGAAAGCGAGGGGAACAGCAGCAGGAGTAAGAGATAACGCATGGCGGCACCTAATAAAAAAGGGGGCATAGCCCCCCAAGTTCAGGAGGTGAACACCCCCGATAAGAAAGCCATCGAGAACACAATTGCCCCAGTGCAGGCCAGGGCAATGGCCAAGATCACTTACGCAGCCAACCGACAATCATGGCAACACCAAAGCCCAGCGCGGCCATGGTGATAACACCAGCGGTAACCAGACCATAGTTAGTCTGACCAGAGGTCAGAGCCGCGTTGATGGTAGTAGTCAGGTCAGTACCTTCTGCGGAGGCCATGGCAGAACCGAGAACACCAACAGAACCGACGACAGCAGTTACACCGTATTTTTTAGCTTGTTTGAAGAAGGACATAATTACACTCCACTGTATTTTAAGTTATCGACCTAATTTCCGGGCAATAAGCCCAGTTGCATAGCCAGATATAAATAACAGGATGAGATACCCCGTAATTTCAATAAACTGGCTGTTATCGAAAACCAGCAAATCAGCAAGACCTGATACCTTGTCATAATCGGCCTGTGTCATCAGGATATAACCCGTGCAGGGAGTTATATCGCTGATCACATACTGCGACCCATTTAGGACAAGGCAGGAGGCCATTATCTGAATTTCTCTGCTGGTTTAGATTCGGTTTCGACTTGAAGCTTCCCGCCCTGACTGGCCTGCTTGATGGCCTCATCGATGGGGAGTTTCTTGCCGTTCGGTACGAAGCCAATCACGGTTGGCTTGGAGCCCTTGAGGCTGAACGAGAGTTGGAACTCAAACTCGGCGTTACCCGGCACCAGTTCACCGGAACGGACAGCCGCATGGATGGACTTGGCCAGCTTGTTACCATCGGAGGTATCGACGGTGATCTTACCCAGGTCACACCCGGCGAACCCGTCACGAACGTCGATAGCATCCTCAATGACGTGGATGTGAGCCCAGACGTTGCCGCCGTCACTCTCATCCATCTGACCATAGCGAACGTTCACGAAGTTCACGATTTGCTTCATACCTGACATTGAATTTCCCCTTGATTGATGTTGCGGCCACGGGAATCGGTGGCCTTATGTGCCCAGTACCAAAGACGGTCTAACCGCGCCTTGGTGTGGGAGATTCGTCCACGGAGCTGGATGGCCTTGGCGATCATGTCCGGGTCTTGTTCGGCATCGGCCAACTGGCCGCGCAGTGAATCGAGGATGACGGAGAGCTTGCGGTGCTCGGTATCCGCATATGAACGGGCATCAAATTCAGGGGCTGATGTGGTGCCAAGATAGGCCGCGAAATCGTCTATCAGCTCCTCATCGGAACCGTACTTGGGCTGGTCTGGCAGCGGGATCTTGTAGTCGTCGTGATACTGGAAAATGTCTCCCCGGATAAGCTCGAACGAGCCATCATCGAACACGGCAAGGTGCAGCTGCTCATTGTCGTTGATGCGGAGCGGACGGCCAGCAATGAGGTGCTGTAAAGACGCCTCGGCAGCGGCGAGATCCACATAGGATCCAACAGCCTGCTGTATGAGCTGTTCACGGGACTGGCCGAAGGACTGGACGAAGCCACGCCCGAACTTATCGCCAATGCTGAGAATGTCGCCCTGCTTATCGAGCACGGTTCCCACGGGTTCCACGTAGTTCGCCGGGCGTTGGGCGGTGAAGTCCATCTTGATCAGGTGCAAGAGCTTGAGGGTCTGGCGCTTCTTCAGGTTCTGAAGCTGGGCCTTGGTCAGGCCGATAGCCATCAGGCAGTTCACGGCATCATAGAAGGTGCTGGAAGCGGTAAGGCGCTTGGTCTTGTCCCATCCGTCAGTGGCTAAGCTGCGATAGAACAACATCAAGCGATCCGCACGGGAATAGCTCCACTTTTCGGTGATGGTGTCATCAGGGTTCTGGATCAACTTGCAGCGGCCATATTGCTTACGCAGTTGCTCTTGAACACGGCTGTTTTGGGTCAGGGAAACCTTGGTTGTGCCCAGAGCTGCAAACATGTCGGTGAACAGGTCACGCCATGCCCATTCGCAGAAGGTCATCCCATCGTTGGCCGGGTCGCTCTCAAACTGACCAACGAACGTCAGGAACTGCCACACGTTGCGGGGGATCTTGTTGCGCTCAAACCACCGGGTCAGTGCCCTCCCCTCGAACCGGAGACGGTTGGCCGCGAACTCGTTTAGCTCGGGGCTCTCAAGGTTCTGGATCACAGAGTCATAGCGGCTGGTCTTCTCGGTGCGCTTGGCCCGCTTCAACAGCTCAAGCTGGTGCTGCATTTCGTTGTGCTTGGCGTAGACGACGAGAACCTTAGTTCGCCCGGCGTCCTGCTGGTCTTGGCTGCGCTTGTTGAAGTAGATCGTGCTTTCGTAGTCGGACTCTTTGGCGGCCCGAAGGTGACGGTGTGAGAGATTGCCAATGGCGGAAAGGCAGTTGGCAAGCGTCTCAGCGTCGGGGAGTTGGATGGAGTTGGTAACGTCTACCCGGCGAATGTGGGCATTGCCCCAGTCCAGCATTTCAGCGACTCGGGGAAGTGCTCGAGCGAAGGCCGCGAGTAATTCGAGGATACCAGCAGCAGCATTGTCCGGCCCGTAGACGTTGTGACCTTGCAGCAGCTTAGCCGGTGATGCCTTGAGAGCAATGCAAGGCCAACTGCGCTTGAGATGGGCTTGATGGAGCTTGACCGCGAGGTCAGTGAAGCTTGAAGGGAGAGACTCCCAGGGGTGATACAGATCATGAATGGTGCCCTCTCTATCAATGGCGAAGTCGACACGTCTTGAACCCAACGTGAGCCCACGGCGACCGCACTCTTCAAGATCTACCATCCCCACGATGTCGGCAGAGCCCGCGCCAACGCGCTGAGTGGTGCACCACCTATCTGAAAAGGGTATATGGATTTCCCAAAAGTCGTACATGGTCGTTCCGTGGCGTGTAAGTGTATACAAGTGTATCTAGGACTCGGATTGTACATAAACGCATGAACGTATACAAGCATCGTCGGGTAAGAGTATGCACGTATGAGTTATGATGTAGATCATCACTCAAAGGGGGTTACATGAAAGAGAGAAGGACAACCATGGGCGTGACCTTGGATCGAAAGCAGGTCCTACAGAAGGCCGTCCTAGATATAGCGAAGAAAAGCGGAACCGTTGTGAAGTGGACGGACGTGGTCAATTACATGATCGACGAGTACACGCAGGAAGCAGCGAAAGACCTCATAGACAAGATCAAGCAAGATCCCCAGCTATAGCCCTTCACGTTTTTAACGCCCCGTTTCAGAACTAACACACTAAAAAACAACAAGAATTAGCCTGAGTCCTAGTCCGGCTCCCGGAGTCAAAGCCACAGTTAGAGTACGTGGCTCGCTCCAACCTCACCCGGCCCCCTTCGGGGGCCAAATTCGACCCCTTACGTTAAAATTTTGACGTAGCGAAAAGGCCCCGCCTTGAGCCCGTTGCCCGCGAGCGGGCCAACCCTCTCCAGCGCTGCCGAACAAGTGGGGCAGCTAAAGACGGTTTAGCAGGAAGGGGGGGAGCACCGTACCGGGGAAGCACTCAAAAAACTGTTTCGG